CAGATTACTTATTATCATAATCGGATGGATAAGTTTGATCATTGTTCTGATGAAAGTCAAGTTCCTGGATCTTTAGCAAGATATAATATTCCAACTTATAGAGAACTTCACTTTCTGGTAAAGAAAAAAATAGAAACTATTTTAGAAATGGATCTACATCCAACTTATTTCTATGATAGGTTTTATTTTCCAGGGCAAGAACTCACAAAGCATACAGATCGCCCTGCTTGTGAAATTAGTGTAACCTTACAGATCAATTCAAATACAAAAAAATCTTGGCCGATTTGGTTTGAAACTCCTGATGAAAGAGAAGTTTCTGTAAGTATGAAGAATGGTGATGTCTGCATTTATAAAGGGTGTGAACGTCCTCACTGGAGAGAACCATTAAAATCAAATTATAATCCACTTCAAAAAATCTTTAAAAAAGATGATACTTATCATCATCAAATCTTTTTACATTATGTAAATGCGAATGGTCCTTACGTCCATTGTGCCTTCGATGCTTCAAGACCATGAGCATTCATACCTATTGACTTGTATTGCAGAATACCTTATAATAAATAAGTCAGGAAATCAAAACATTTCTTAATCTTCTGTAACCGAGACCATCAGAAGTAAAGTGTCTCTCATACCCACACTGGAGGGTGGTGTGGGGTATACTGTAACCGTTCAATTCCCCTTGAACTAATACTTACCCTTTTAACAAATGACTGCTTCAATTGCTACACGCTCCAATAGTAACCTCTGGGAACAATTCTGTTCTTGGGTTACTTCCACAAACAACCGTCTTTATGTTGGTTGGTTTGGTGTTCTGATGATTCCAACGTTGCTTGCGGCAACGACTTGTTTCATCATCGCATTCATCGGTGCTCCCCCTGTTGACATCGACGGAATTCGTGAACCAGTTGCTGGTTCTCTGATGTATGGAAACAACATCATCTCTGGTGCCGTTGTTCCTTCTTCTAATGCCATTGGTCTTCACTTCTATCCTATCTGGGAAGCTGCTTCACTTGATGAGTGGCTCTATAATGGTGGACCTTTCCAATTGGTGATTTTCCACTTCCTTATCGGTATCTTCTCTTATATGGGTCGTGAATGGGAACTCTCCTACCGTCTAGGTATGCGTCCTTGGATTATGGTTGCTTACTCCGCACCTGTTGCTGCTGCGACTGCCGTATTCCTGGTGTATCCTTTCGGTCAAGGTTCTTTCTCTGATGCTATGCCACTTGGTATTTCTGGAACTTTCAACTATATGCTTGTGTTCCAGGCAGAACATAACATCCTGATGCACCCCTTCCATATGCTTGGAGTTGCTGGTGTCTTCGGTGGTTCATTGTTCTCTGCGATGCACGGTTCTTTGGTAACTTCTTCTTTGGTTCGTGAAACCACCGAGAACGAGTCACAGAACTATGGTTACAAGTTCGGTCAAGAAGAAGAGACTTATAACATCGTTGCTGCTCACGGTTATTTCGGACGCCTTATCTTCCAATATGCGTCATTTAATAACTCCCGTTCGTTGCACTTCTTCCTGGCTAGCTGGCCTGTTGTAGGCATCTGGTTTGCTGCTCTCGGTGTTTCCACGATGGCATTCAACCTCAACGGATTTAATTTCAACCAGTCCCTGCTTGATAGTCAGAACCGAGTAATTCCTACTTGGGCGGACATTTTGAACAAAGCTGGTCTCGGATTTGAGGTAATGCACGAGCGTTTTGTGAACGCATGGCGCTCGTTAAATCGGATGAATTGCTGGAACTCTCTTGTAGACAATCAGCAGCCAAGCCTTGCAAGCGTGTAAGGAAGGTTCAGAGACTAGGCGGTGGATGACGCTTCATCCGTAATACGCCACTAGCGTCCGACACTCTTATGAGTGATGATATAGTCCGCTCCCTCTGGCGACAGAGGTTAAAACAGAAGGAATGCTCACAACTTCCCACTTGATCTTGCTGCTGCTCAAACAACTTCGGTTGCCTTGACTGCTCCAACCATCGGGTGATATAATAAATGGGAACTCTTCGGAGTTCCTTTTTTTATAAATAATTATGCACGAAAGAAAACACGAGAATGACTAAACTTTACTCCGACCTCTATAAAACTTGTATGACCTGTGGTAAGGAAAAACTTGCTACGGATTTTTATGTAAGAAATAAGGTGTCTATGGTTAGGCATTCTGCTTGTAAAGAATGTGATAAAGAGAGGGTAAAAAGGAGGCACGAAGAAAATCCAAATCGCACAAGAAATAATGACTTAAAAAGAAACTATGGTATAACTCTTCAAGAACATCAAGAGATGTTTGAAAAACAAAAAGGTGTTTGTGCTGTTTGTGAAAAACCTGGAGATGGAAAGTGGAAGAAACTATGTGTAGACCACGACCATAAGACTGGGAAAGTCCGTCAGTTGCTTTGTAGAAACTGCAATATGGTATTAGGTCAAGTTGATGATAGTATAAATCATTTAGGAAAACTTGCGGCATATTTACAAAAACACCAATGACCTTCCTCTACATCCTCCTGTTCTTCCAGTTCTTCGGAGTGTTCCTCTTTCTAATGTCTATCACACAAGAACTTAAATAAATATCAATAAGTCGCAAGCACTTATGGTTCCCTTACATTCACCTAAGGACTATTTGTTTAATCTTCATACATCATCTAAAAGTGAAGCAAAACGATTGTGGAGGCAGAATATAAAGGATGCATGGAATCAGGAATGTGCTTATTGTGGATCAGATCAAAACATTACGTTAGACCACATCATACCCCAGTGTAAGGGCGGTCTAGATATCAAAACGAATGTAGTTGCCTGTTGCCATTCGTGTAATCAATCTAAGGGGCATGAGTATTGGAAGTTGTGGTATGTCCAACAAGACTTCTATAATGAAGATATAATGAATAAAATAGAAGACTGGATGAAACCACCAAAACCTACAAATCTTTATAGTTATCGTCCAAGAAGAAATAATGCACTATGATATCCTCAACAACTCCATATAAACTCGCAGAGATTATTAGGGATACCTGGCCTCAACTTTACAGACCGATGAAAATGCCTTATAATACTGAAAGAACTCAAGAACAAAATGATAGAAAGGATTAATGAACTCATCGCAGAACTTGGATGGGAACCAACGGATGAAATCGTAGTTCAGGTTGGTGGTGTTGCCGTCACAGGAACTCAGACAGTCTCAACATCAAATCCAAAGTGGTCTAAACCTTACGGTAGTGTAACCTATCAGAATGATGCCTTTATTGTCATCAAAAATGTCAATCGCAATCCCGTAGTCCCTTCGCAACCCAAGAATGAAGAGGTATAATACTGAAGATTATTTTTCTGTTATTGAGACTAGGACGGGTAGAAAGATTGTAGATTGTGGTGAGGAACAAGATGCATTGGCAATGATTGCTTTTGATCCTGCCAATCGTACCTATACCAGAAATAAGTTTCTAATGGGTAATGTGATTGATATTGAAATGCCGAAAGCACTTCCAACTACAAATATTGCTGTGTCTAATAACCGAGAGTATGAATATGCTCCTCGTCAGGAACAACTTCCACAAATTAAACTACCAGACAGACAGCAAGAACCTTTTAGACCTTAGCAGTAGAGAATCAAAATGACTGAACGAGCACAAAAAATAATGGATTCTATTTGGGAATCTAGAAATCAAGGAGCAGATACTGAGAATAAATTAGTTGCATCTATTTTGCGGATTGTATCTGAAAATGTGATTGATTATACTGCACAGAATGGTGGTTTGATTGTATTGGATAAGAATGATATGGTAAATCTTGCAGGTGAAATTGAGGCACTATGACTTACGATACTGTTTTCATTTCTGATGTTCACTTGGGCACTGATAGATGTAATACTGAAAAGTTCTTGAAGTTTCTAAAAGAAATCAAAACCAAAAAACTTGTAATGGTTGGTGATATTTTAGACATTCATTGTATGGAAAAGTACCATACAAGATGGAAGAAGGAACATACAGAATGTGTTCACGCAATTTTGAACTTGTGCAAAAAAGGCACAGAGGTTGTCTATATTCTTGGTAATCACGAAGCAATGTTGAGAAGATATTGCGACTTTGAGCACAAGAATCTTCTGATTTGTAATGAATACGTTCATAAAGATTCCAAAGGAAATAAGTTCTTATGTGTTCACGGAGATAAGTATTCTGAATATTCTTCGGGTTCTTGGAAGCAACTTATCTTTAATTGGGGGTATGAGTTCGTCACACCTTTGAGTATCTCGTTAAATAGATTTTTTAGATTTTCTTTGGTTCATTACTTAAAGAATACCGTAAAAGGTAAAGAGTATATTGATAAGTATGAGAATGATATTATTGGATATTGTATTCAGCAAGATAAGAAGTATGCTGGAATTATCTGTGGGCATATTCATTCAGGCAACATTCGTCAGTTTGGTAAGGTGATGTATATGTGCTGTGGTGATTGGTGTGACCAGTGTACTGCAATTGTGGAGAAGAATGGAGTTTATTGTTTGGAGAAATATTGAATGAATCCTCGTAAATATAAACAAGCAGAAAATCAAAAAAATAAAAGACATAAAGAAGTGTTTACTCCAGATGGGTATCTTAACGACCCTCCAGGATCTAAGTGTCCTTATTGTGGCGAAGAACATAAAGTTTGTTCTTACATGGATAGTCTTTCCCGTTCCTGGGGAAGGCAGGCTTGCGCTTATAAACATAAGAATAAAAAGAAAGAAGATGAAAAAGGATGACAGTAACAATTATGATTCATTACTCGCAAAAACAGATCTTAAAATTTTAAGTTCTGATATTAGTGATGATTTCATAGGCGTTTTTGATACCAATTATGATGGAACAGAATTGGTTCATTTATTTGAAAATCTAAAAAAATCAAATATAGCATTTTCTAGAAATTCAAAAACACTTGATAAACCATTCTTGAATCTTGAGGATGAAGTGATATGGATGGCAGTGAATCATGAAAAGGAAGATTCCTTTGATATGTCACTATCAATGAAAGTGATGGGGAAATATAATGAATTGACTGCACTATGTTATAATGAGTATGTAAAAAAATTTGGATATCTTCATCATATTCAAGGTCATCAATATACTGTCAATCTTCAAAGAACTCAACCAGGTCAGGGGTATCACGTTTGGCACTCTGAAGTTGAAGCACTGCAATATACGACTCGTTACCTAGCAACAATGGTTTATTTGAATACTGTAGTCGAAGGTGGAGAAACAGAATTCAAATATCAGCATCGTAGAGTTCAACCAAAGAATGGAAGAGTTGTAATTTGGCCTTCTCAGTGGACTCACGTACATAGAGGAAATCCCCCATTAAAGGGTAATAAGTATATTGCTACAAGTTGGATTCACTATACAAGCATTTAATAAATATGCCCGTTATTAAATTAGATAAATAATTAAAATTCATTTTAAATTGAATTAATGGCGACCATCTTCAAGCCAAAAAGAAGTAGTAATGTTGGTAATATTCCAACAGTCGCTCAACTGGCTGATGGTGAAATTGCTGTAAATATACCCGATCAATTAATTTATATTCGTGACGGCAGTGATATTAAAATCATCGCCCAGGCACCAACGGGTAACACTGCAAAGTGGATTAATATTAATCATTTGACTGGTGGTGGAGGTGGAGCTACTGTTGGTGTTATCGCTCAAAGAAGATATTATGTAGATTGTAGAACTGAAGGTGTAAACCTTATTCTTCCATCTACTGCTTTATCTGTTGGCGATAGCGTTGAAGTTGCTGATCCATATTATTCTTGGGGAATAAATCGAGTTAGAGTTGATGTTTCTGCATCTCCAGCATATGCCTCTAGTTCTGGAACTAGTGGAACTTTGAGTGGAGATAATCCATTTAAAGACCAACTCGGAAATCTTGTAGATGGGCCACTATTTTTGGATATCTCAGGTGCGAGGGTTTCATTTATGTGGACTGGAATTCATTGGGGGATAGTAGCATAAAATGGCAATCACGCTCAGCGGGGCAGTTATCGGCCCATATTCAGATTCTAATGGATATTATGTTTACGCTTTAAGGCGTGATGAAAATCATATGCTGTATGTTACTAAAGTAAGTGCAGCATCGACAACTGATACTGCGATTGATATAAATTATCGAAAGGACGGAAGTCAAATCTCTGAAGTTGCGGACTACCAAGATTATGTTGTAGAAACAACAGAGCAAAAATCTTTAACAAATCATCCGCAAGATAAATACCAACAGATAAGATTTGATAGAAGGAATGTGAACTATTTTATTGATGATGATGGATATCTCGTTCTCCAATTGAACGGAACCTACGATTACACCACCATAGGACCAAGATAGGAATAAACAATGGCAGAATTTAGACTTGGTAGATTAAAATTCAATTGGAGGGGTGCATGGACCCCAAGCACTGCTTATGTTATTGACGATATTATTACCTTAGGTGGTAATAGTTACGTTTGTACTGTCAACCATACTTCGGCAGCGAGAGAGGATTTATGGTACATTACAGACTATAACATTGGAACTCCTAGATGGGCCGTTCATACTGAAGGTATTCGTACAAGAGGTGATTGGGCTGGACTTACGACCTATAGTCCTAATGATATCTTTACCTATGGTAATACACAATATCGTGTAACAACACCTCACTTCTCTTCTGCTGTTGGTGTTATCACCTTTGCATATACAACAGAATATATCTCTGGTGTGAAAGGTGAAGGTGGATTTAGTCCTACTACAACTTATCAAAAAGGTGATATTGTAACTTATAATGGTAGTGCTTATATCGGTGTTGCAACTAATGCTGGTGTAGTTCCATCTTTGGGTGTTGGAACTGCCTGGAACTTATTGGTTACTGGTATTTCAACCAATGGTATTAGTACTTATACTGTTTCCTCAAACTATAGATATGGTGATCTTGTAAGTTATGGTGGTGATACCTATCTTGGTATCGGACTTACAATTCCATTTGGTGCGCGTCCTGTCGGATATGGTACAACAAGTTCTGCAAACTGGCAACTTCTTGTAAGAGGTTTAAGATATGCTGGTACTTGGTCTACTACAACTGAGTATCAAATTGATGATGTTATTTCTTATGTTGCATCATCTTATGTTTCTGTTGGATCATCTAACTTAGGTAAGCAACCAGGTACAAGTTGGGCAAGTGGCAACTGGTCTTTACTTGCTGATGGTTCTTCTGCTGCAGTTTTAACGCAGCGTGGTGATTTAATTACCAGAGATGCTGGTTCTCCTCTAAGATTGGGTATTGGATCTACAGGAACTGCCTTACGTTCAACAGGTTTGGATCCTATTTGGGATTACTATGGCAATGCGGCAAATAATTATTATGTTAATAACTCTGGACAAGACTGGTCTCAATGGGGACAATCTCCAGAAACTGCTTGGAAAACTCTAGCATATGCTGTAACTCAGGTACAAACTCCATGTGTTATTCACTTACAAGCTGGAACGTATCAAGAACAATTGCCGATTACTGTTCCCGCATTCTGTGAGATTAGGGGAGCATCACAAAGAGGTGTATTCATTGAACCTGCAACTGCTGGACTGGCAACAGGAACTATGTTTTATATGTCTGATGCAACACTTATTAGTGAAGTTACAGTTAGAGGAATGAGTGGTTGGGCGAAGACAACCAGTGATCCAACTGCAATATTAAGGCAAGATTCTGGAACAATTACTTGTCCTCCTACTGGTGTATTCTTTAGACTTAACCCTGCAAGTCCTATTACTTGGAAATCACCTTATATTAAGGATAGTACTGGTATTTGTACTGGTTGTGTTGGTGTTTATGTTGATGGCAGTCTTCACGCCAGTGGAAATAAGAGTATGGTTTTCCACGCATATACTGTTGTTGCTGATTCTGGTGTTGGATATTGGATAGATAACAATGCTAAGGCAGAAGTTGTTTCAGGATTTACTTACTGGGCGGATTATGGATATCTCACTACTAATGGTGGAGTTATCCGTGCCCTGAATGGCAATAACTCTTATGGAACTTGGGGATCTGTATCTCTTGGATATTCTCAAACAGAAACTCCAAAAACAGGACAGGTTGATGGGGAGCTTTTAGAGTATCAAACAGGTACATTAGTTGCTGTTGGTACTGGTGTTACTGTTGGTGCTGCTGTTACTGGTGGTACATCAGGTGCTCGTGGTGTTATTATCTATGATATCTCATCAACAAATAGAGTTGCATATCGTCCTGTTGGACTAACTACATTTGTTAAAAATGAAGTTATCTATATTGGACCAGATGCACTTGTTTCTGCTGGTGCAACTGCAAAACTTCTGAATAATGATGACTTTGATAGTGGAATTAAAGGATATCTCATTCCTCTAAAAGGTCTTACTGAACGTCCTCGTGCAAGAGGTGGACTTCAATTCATTGGTGTTTCTACAAATGGTATCGGCCAAACCACAAGAAGAACTTCAGGTTCTCTTTATGGTGCTGGTGCAGGAACTGGTTCTACAGTTGCACCAGGTATTGGATCTGATACTTCGGCATATACGATCAGTGATGTTACTTCCTACGTTGTTCCAACATATGGTCTTGCAGGATATGCTGGAACATATACTATGGCAGCTCTTGGATCTGCTGGTACTTATCCAAGTGTTGCCGTATCTGCAGGTGGAACAGGATCTGGAGCATATTTAAATATTACTATTGCTGGTACAGGATATCCAAGTATAATTTCGATTTCAACTGCAGGAACATATTATACTCAAGGAGAACAAATTACAGTTAATGGAAACCAAATTGGTGGTGTTGCAGGAACTGCAATTACATTTAGTGCTGATACTCTAAGAGGAACAGCAATCGTTCGTATTGCTTCTGAAAAACCAGCAACAGCTAAAGCATTTGATGGACAACAAATTCGTATTCGTTATGACTTTAGCCAGATTAGATTGACAGGTCATGATTTCCTTGATATTGGTATTGGGAATAAAGTTTCTTCCAATTATCCAGGTAAACCATTAACAACTGCTATTACTGGAAATCAAGTTGTTGAAGGATATCCTGGAAGAGTTTATTATGTAACTACCGACCAAGATGGAAACTTCCGTGTCGGTCAATACTTTGCAGTCGATCAGGCAACTGGGGCAGCAACTCTGAATGCTTCTGCTTTCAACCTTTCTGGTTTGACATCTCTGAGACTAGGTTCCCTTGGTGGTCAAATTGGTGAGGCGATCAATGAGTTCTCATCTGATGGAACTCTATCTGGTAATTCTAATACTGCAGTTCCAACAGAGGCAGCAGTGAAAACTTATGTAGATACTCAGATTACCAAATCTAGATCATTTGCATACTGGGTAGCTACATCGTGATGATTATAAATAACTTTAAATAACATGACCAAAGAAAAATTGGAGAATTGTAAATGTCATCAGGAGTTCTAGGCCAAGTTTCGATTGCGGCAACTACAAATACAACATTATATACAGTTCCTGCATCAAACTTAGCATACGCAAACGTTAATATTACAAACAGAAATACAACAAACGTTGCTGTTCGAGTTGCTATTACTACTGGTGCAGATCCAACAACTGCCCAGTACATTGAATATGATGTTGATGTGGCACCTAATGGTGTTCTAGAAAGAACTGGACTTGTTATGGAAGCAACTAGAAGAGTTGTTGTTTATTCAGATACCGCTAACGTAAGTTGTAGCGTCTACGGTGTCGAACAACCTGTATAATTATACCAAGGAGATTTAAGTACAATGCCACGCACTATCGCAGGACCAATCGCAACCAGTACATTAGTTGGTATTACGACTAATTACAATGCAAACCCCAACGAAACTATTCTTGCAGATACATCTGGGGGACCAATTACTGTTACTATTCCTGCTTCAACTTCTGCAGTAGTGGGAACAAGAATTTCAATTATTGACCCAAATGGAAAATGGGGTCAGTACAACTGTACGGTTGGAACAACAACCTCAATTACTAGAATTGCTGGTTTGAATGAAAACCTAACAATGAATATTTCTTACAGATCAATTGAACTTCTATATTCTGGAGCAACTTACGGTTGGGTTCTTACTAGATCTTGATGATTAATCCAACTTACCAGGGCGAGGATAAAAAATGGCAGATTTAAGATCGCTGATTAAATACGCAGATGATACTACACTGAATCGTGTTGTTGGTTTAACCACTAACTATGGATCTCAGTATAGACAGATTCGAATGTATGATTTTTGTCAAGCTGCTCCACAACCTTATACGACTGCATTTCAATGGAGAGCTCCTCAGGGAACTAACTTTGTTAAAATTGAAATTTGGGGTAGTGGTGGTTCTGGCGCAGGTGCCTGCTGCTGTATGTGGGGATTTCCTGGTGGTGCTGGTGCTTATGCATACAGAAATTTGTGTGCTAAAGATCTTGGAGATTTGAGTGGATGTCCGTTTGAATTTTGTATTGCAACAGGTGCTTGTTGTGCTAATAATGGTACAGCACCTATGGTTGGTTATATGGGATGTAAATCCTATGCCACTGGCGTAGGACTTTGTAATTTCTGTGCGGAAGGTGGCGCTCCTGGAATAGTTTTTTGTGCTCTAAGTTATCATTGTTGCTTCTGCTATAGTGGAGAAGGACAAAATACAATGCACGGAGGTACAATGGACTTCCGTAATGATTACACATTTTGTGGTCCTCAAACTTCTAACTGTGGATTTTCTTGCTTTGCTCAAGGTGGAGGTATAGGACAGTTTTGGAATGTAAATAATATGGGTAAAAACAAAGCTAACCCATATGCCTGTATGTTTGATGGTAAGGCAGGTAGATTTGATACTTGTGGAACTGCAGTTCAATTAGGACATGCCGTTAACCATTGTTATGGTGGTCTTTGTATTGGTACTACTCATTGTGCTCCTTATTATGGTGCAGATGGTGGTGCATTTGGACTTCCTGGTGCTATTGGATCTCCTTGTAACCAAGATGCTGCTGATTGGTGTATGATTAAGCAGTATATCCCATATCCTGGTGGACTAATTAATACTAAAGGTGGATATTGGGCTCGTAGGTATGATAGTATGAACTACGCAGGTGAAAATGCTTATGGTGGTTGGATGAGAGCTTCGATGGGATACTGGGGTGGTGGAGATGATGGAAACCACGGCATTCCTGGTGCTGGTGGAAACAGTGCAGGAGCAAGTGGTGGCAACTGCTACTGTGGTGGACCTGGATATAATGGATTAGTACAGATCACCTATGGTGGATCTGGACAAGGATACGTTTGAGGAACTTGAGAGGTAAAAACAAATGGCAGACTTAAGAAAACTACTCAACACAGAAAACGCAGATTACTTGCAAAGGCAAGCAAGAGCTGGTTATATCAACCCAACCACAAACGTTGATGCCCCACAATCAACTACTTGGGGCACTGGATGGGGACCCGTTCTTGAAGATGGATATACTCAGTATTTTGTTGGACAATGTAATAATCAAAACTGTGATGCATCTTATTGGGCTTACTGTGGTGGGTGGTGCGCTCCTCCTGGTGTAACGCAAATCACCTTTGAGATCTGGGGTGGTGGCGGTTCTGGCGCAGGTGCCTGCTGCTGCCAGCAAGGGTCTCCAGGTGGTGCGGGGGCATATACACGTAAGACTCTCTGTGGATGTGATTTCCCAGGTCAATCTCTGGGTGGTATGTGCTATCTTTGGTTCCTTGCCCCTCCAACTTGCTGTTCTGCTTGTTGTGTAGGACTTCGTGGATGTAAGACATATATTACAGGATGTGGTCTATCAAACTTCTGTGCCGATGGTGGACTTCCTGGCAAAACCTGCTGTGGTGTTTTTTATATTGGTGGCGTTGCACCAACTTATGGACCTTCTTGTTCTTCCTATGCGAATGGTTCGGGAGCAGGACTTGGTGGATCAGGATGTTATACATTCCCACCTGATGGTTTTGTTGCTTGTGATTGTGCTTGTGGATATGGTGGAGATTATGCAGTTGGTGGAAAACTAGGATGGTTCCGTGTTGACTGTGCTTGTGGCGATAATTGCTATGTAAAACTTGGAATTCCTCAACCTGGTGGTACTAGAGATCAATGCACCAGATACTTCATTACTAAGAATATGGGTAATGCTTGCATCAATGAGTGTATTGCATACAATAGTGCTGAATGGCCTGGACATACTTGCTGTGGTTGGGGAATGCACGGACAAGGATCCCCATCTGCAACCTCTTGTGCTGGATCTTGCTGTTATGGCCAGCGTGGTTCTAGAGGACTAATTCGTATTACCTATAAATAATTTTTAAGGATAACCAAACGATATGTCAAATTTAAGAAGTCTTTTAGGAACTAAAGATATCAATGTTTCTGGAATTTATTCTGGAGGTATTGGTAGACTTAGACCAGGACAAACAACTTATTTTGCTGTTCATGACTGTGGTAGTGATTCAACTGCTGCATCTGCATTTAACTCTCAGTTCTATTGCTGCTGGAGGGTTCCTGGATCACCGACAGGCACTGGAACCACTGTAGTTACCTTTGAGGTCTGGGGAGGCGGTGGAGGCGGTGCTGGCGCCTGCTGCTGTATGATTGGTGTTCCTGCTGGTGCTGGCGCCTATGCCCGTAAAACAGTTACTGGGATTGCCTCAGGAACTGCATATGATATTTGTATCGGAACAATCGGATGTAGAACTCCTGATGCTGTTGGTACTAGGGGATGTAAATCATATGTTACAGGATCTGGTCTATCAAACTTCTGTGCTGATGGTGGTCATGCTGGATGTAGTCTTTGTGCTGCTCAGCATGATTCTAGAATCTATCACTTTAAAACATCTTTAGGTGGTGCTGCTTCTGGATGCTGCCAGGGTCTTTATACAGGATGTAATGATATTGTTGGATTCTCAACATTCTCCAACTTCTGTGTAGGTTGTTGCGCCCAATACTTTGGTGCCGACTTTGGTGCTTATGGTCTTCCTGGAGCAATTCAACTTTGTGCTTGGGGTACTTGTAGACAAAAAAATAAACTTTATATTGCTTATCCTGGTGGATTGGTTAACGAACAGGGTGGATATATTAATATTTCAATGTATTGTGATAATAGTTGTGGTTTCCGCGAACAGTGCTGTGCTGCTACTCTGATTGGGTTTGGGGGTGGTGGCGCACAAGGATATGTTCCTGGAGTAGGCGGAGTTTCAGCTTGGAATTGTGCGGCTAATACCTGTTGCTGTGGAAGTGCAGGTTACGCTGGCGCCGCTAGGATAACCGTACAGTGGGTTTGATACAATAAATATAAATTACATAGGAGTGTATTTTACTTATGGCTAAAATTCGTAAAAAGTTTACATACAATTTACCAGACGAGTATCTTTCTCAGGAAAGTACTCTTGGATTGAAGGGAGAATGGACCTATGAAGGACCAGATAAAGTTTGGGTTTTTGTAGATTATCAAACTAATAAAATTCTTACTAGAGAAAGTTTTAGAGCAATTGATGATGAAAATCCAGAAAAACAATATGAGGATTTAGAAGTTTACACAGGATTGAATTCTTATCCTGTTTTAATTACTTTTGATGATGATGCTCCGCTGCTTTCTTCTGTAGCACAAACTACACCTTTAGCATCTGATCTTCCTCAGAAAAAATATAAACTTCCAGGATCGGACGTAGTATTTTATAGTAGACCAAATCCAACTACACCAGATCATACATTTGAAATTGCAGATTGTGAGTATGATCCAAACCTGAAGAAGTGGAAAAAACCATATCCATGGAGAATCCCACATATCACTAAAGATCAATTTTTATCAGGATATTCTGCAGTTGTAGAAGATGCCAAAATGGTGGCGTCTAAAGCAGAAGTATATGAATGGACTGAAGAACAAATTGCCAAATGGGATGCATATACTGTAGAACTCGAAGGTGTTTTAGAAAAGTATGCCGATTACTTAGATACTCCTTGGATGGTTCCATTCCCAGTTGATCCAAGATTAGATCCTGAATGGAAGGATTTTGTGAACGCAGATCCCGATTCGGCAAATCTTCAACCACCTGATCCTGAACCAAAAGTAATTTATCCTGAAGGTGCAGATCCTTATGCAGGAACAGTAAATCTAGAATATAATCCTAATGAAACTGATGAAGAAGCAGGTAGATTGCCTGGGGAGATTGATTGGACCAAAGTTACAGATCCATCTGTAGCAGCAACACAGGAAGGATATAATCCTAATGCCCGAGATGGTGACGGTGATGGTATCGTTCAAGAAGGAACTCCTTTTGAAAGACCTGCATCATAAACAATAAAATAATAAAAAAGGGGAGTAAATCACTCCCCTTTACACTATCTAAATAGTGCGGTATAATTAAAGATAATTATCGAGGCGAGTATGAGATCGACTGCGTTTTTCGTAAACGGAGGGGCGGGGCGTGTAATTTGCTCTATTCCTGCATTTGAAAAATATCAAGAAGAACATCCAGATGATGATTTCATCATTGTCTGTGAAGGTGGAACAGATTTTTTCAAAGGTCATGCAACTCTATATCCAAGAGTATATGACAATTGGCATAAGAATCTTTTCAGGGAAAAGGTTCAAGAAAGAAATATTGTAACGACAGAACCATATCGTATTTGGGAATATTACAATCAAAAGTGTAATCTTTCTCAGGCATTCGATATTCAGATTAATAATAAAGGTATTAGGAGTCTTCCTCGCCCAAGTTTAAAGTTCTCTCGTCAAGAAATCATTCAAGCAAAGTTTGTAATCGAAGAAGTTCGTCAAAAAACTAAAAGAAATAAACTTGTTGTTTTTCAACCATTTGGGCGTGGTGCTCAAATGATGGGTAACTTTATTACTGATTCTGGTGGAAGAAGTTTTGAACTTGGCAATGTTATTTCTATTGTGAAGAGACTTCAGAAGAAAGGTTATGGCGTTATCTTTATGAGTGAATTCTCCATTGACTTCACTAAGGAAGGATGCACTGAACCTATTGCCGCACCTCAAGGTGTTGATTTACGTCAGTGGGCTGCAATTATTGGTGAAGCAGATCTATTCTTTGGTTGTGATTCTGTAGGACAACATATTGCTTATTCTAAAGAAGTTCCTGCAGTAGTTGTTGTTGGTTCAACTTGTAAGGAGAACATTAGTTATCCTGATTATGAGAAGTTTGAAGTTCTTGATATGGGAGAAGGTCTAAGAATCTATGATCCCATTCGCATTGCTATGGATGAAGTTACTCATCGAATTAACGATGGTATCATGGCAATGAATGATAAAGTTGAGGAAGTCATCATTGAATCTATTGATAAAATGATGAAAAAGTTTTATGTTAAGAAAAACGAATTGGTTGTACTCCCAAGTCAAGATTGTGGTACTGAATCTTGTGGTGCCCCTTCTCAACAAATTTCTCAGGCACCAAAGATGATTGGGTCATTGGAGTCTTCTCCAACTATCAATTCTATGCTAGAATCTGCAAAGAAAACAACTGCCATTGGTGAGTTGATTCAATCATCAAAGAATGGTAGTTCTAAAAAACCAACTGGATTTGTTGATACAATTAAAAAGTAATTAGAGATTTTATATGACGACTATTCTTTCTTGTGCTCGTGGTCACAATGCAAGTACCACTTTGATGGTTGATGGTGAGATTGTTTTTTATCTTGAAGAAGAAAGACTCTCCAGATTTAAATATGATGGTGCCCCTTTGATGGGTCTCATCAAGGCATTTGATTATGTGGATGAGATCGATCATCTTGTGATTTGCCATACTCATCGTCATGGACCTGTTCTTGACTGGTGTGGTGATGATGCTTATCAGGGTCTAGTTCGTAAGATTGCACGTAAGAAATTTGATTTCGAAACGCATTTTATTGATACAATTCACCACCAAATGCACGGTGCCTGTGGATTTTATAACTCAGGATTTGAAACTGCTGCCTGTGTAATCGCTGATGGTGCTGGAAGTTTCCTTCAATTTGATGGAGTTCAGGATACATTCTATGAGTTTGAATCAATCTTTAAAGCATCTTATCCTCATGAGTTTGAGATTGTTTATAAGCATATTGGTACGAAGTCACCAATCGGTATGGTTGAAACTCAAGCAGGAGTATATGCAACAGAATATCCTGGTCTTACCAAGATGTATGAGGCAGTAACTGAGTACTGTGGTTTCCCTGCAATTGAAGCAGGTAAACTGATGGGTCTTGCTCCTTATGGAAAATCAAATGAAGATCTTCCTCCATTCTTTAGTAATGGTTGGGGAAATCGTGAACTCATTATTCCAACCTATCCTAATGCTGCAAAGATTAATGTTGGACGTTATCCAATTCTTGCAGAGGATGTTAAAAAGCATCAAAAGGGAGAATATACTGAAGTTCAAAAAGATATGGCATATGCGATTCAGGAAGCAACCGAGAATCGTATGATTGAACTGATTCGTAAGGCACACGAAGAAACAGGTGAAACAAACATTGTTATTTGTGGTGGATATGGACTGAACTGTGTTGCCAACTATAAGTATCTTCAGGCATTCCCTGATTTGAATATCTATTGCGAACCTATTTCTCACGATGGTGGAACATCAATTGGTGGAGCACATTTTATGTGGCATCAAATTAGTGAGAATACGGAACCTAAGAAGCAGGCATCTGTTTATTATGGACCTCAGTATTACATTGATTCTTATGAAGATGATTTGGAAGGTCTCAATGTAACTGATACTTCTTATGATGAAGTTGCAAAACTAATTCGTGATGGTAACATTGTAACCTTATTCCAAGGTCGTTCTGAGGGTGGTCCTCGTGCTCTTGGTAATCGTTCCATTCTCTTTGATCCTACCATTAAAGATGGTAAGGATATTGTGAATGCTGTGAAGCATCGTGAGTGGTTCCGTCCTTTTGCTTGTTCCATTAAGCAAGAACAAGTTCATGATTGGTTTGATCTTGCTGGACGTGAAGAAACTCCCCATATGATGTATGCTGTTAAGTGTCTTCCTGGAGTTGAGGAAAAGATTCCTTCGGTTATTCACGTTGATGGTACTTGCCGTATTCAAACTGTTACTGAAGAACAGAACGAACATTATTACAGTCTGATTGATGCATTCGAAAAACTGAGTGGAGTTCCTATTCTATTCAATACCAGTTTCAATCTGGGTGGAGATCCTTTGGTCGAAACGATTGAGGATGCTGTTCTGACTCTTCGTAAGAGTGATATTGAATATATGTACCTTCCTGAAATTCAAAAACTAGTATACGTTCCTAATTGAGATATGGAGAAAAAAAAGAAAATCTTTGTAAATGGTACGTTCGATCTTTTACATGTCGGACATCTCCAACTACTAAATCACGCTAGAGGATTGGGTGATTTCTTAACTGTTGCAATTGATAATGATGAAAGAGTAGCAGAGAAGAAAGGTCTTGATCGACCTATTCTTCCTGCAAAAGAAAGACTCTTTCATCTGATGAATCTTAGAGCAGTTGATGAGGGTTTTATTTTTGATAGCGATGAAGCACTTGAATTAGTTGTAAGTAAGGTAAAACCTGATATAATGGTAGTAGGTTCTGATTGGAGAGGTAAAGAAATTGTTGGATCAAATTATGCGGGAGAAGTTCAATTCTTTGACCGACTTCCCGAATGGTCAACCACAAATGTCATACAACGTATTATTAATCGGTGATACCTGCATTGATGAATATGTGTATGGGACCTGCACTAAATTAAATCCCGAATCTCCTGTTCCCATTTTAAGTTTCAAACATAAAGAAACTAAGATGGGAATGTCAGGTAATGTGTTAGAGAATCTTAAATCATTTAATATTAATGTTACTCACATTACAAACAGAGAAAAGATTACAAAAACAAGATATGTTGATGAAAGATATAATCATCAACTTCTGAGAGTAGATGAGGACATTCAAATCGAAACTTTTTTGGGTTTTTTACCCGAAGAAAATTTTGATGCAGTTGTAATCTCTGACTATGCAAAAGGATTTCTAACAATTGATAAGATCTATGAAATTGTAGAGACTTATACCTGTCCTATTTTTATTGACAGTAAAAAGGTTCATCTTCCCGATGCAGAACATGTATTCATTAAGATCAATGAATCCGAATCTCAAAAACTTAGAACTCGTCCTAAAAATTTAATTGTAACTTTAGGAGAACGAGGAACATTTTTTAATAATACAATTTATCAGGCAAATAAAGTTAATGTATTTGATGTAGTTGGGGCAGGAGATACTTTTATTTCTGCTCTGACTTATTTCTATCTGGAAACAAACAGTATAGAAAGTGCTATAATAAAAGCAAATAGAGCAGCGGCAATTGCCGTTCAACATAGAGGAACATATGTTCTTACTAAGGAGGATATAAATGAAATACGTAGTTGATATTGACGGTACAATTTGTACGAATGGGGATTGTTCTGCTTGTAAGTATGAGGGGAGTGTTCCTATTCCTGATCGAATTGAAAAAATTAATAAACTTTATGATGAAGGACATACCATTTGGTACTTTACTGCTCGTGGAATGGGTAGATATAATGATGATGCAAAAAAAGCAAATGAAAAGTTTTATGCACTTACCAAAATGCAATTGGGTATTTGGGGATGTAAGTATCATGAACTTGTTCTTGGCAAACCATCTGCAGACTACTACATAGATGATAAGGCAATAGAATCTAATGAGTTCTTCAATTAAATTAGTCCCCAAAGGTTGGGGATATGAAAAGTGGATTGTCAATACTGAGGAGTATTGTGGAAAACTTTTGTACTTTGTAAAAGATGGAAGATGCTCTTACCATTATCATAAATTAAAAGACGAAACTTTCTACGTTCAATCGGGAAAGATTCGTCTTTATTATGGGACTAATGATGATTATGATAATGCAAATCATATCACCTTAGTGAAGGGTGATAAGTTTCATGTTCGTAGAGGATTGAGACATCAAATGGTTGCATTAGAAGATACTGAGTTGTTTGAATTTTCAACTCAGCATTTCGATGAAGATAGTTATAGAATTATCCTAGGAGATAGTCTTCAACCGTAGTAAAAGGATAATCCTTAATCCAAAACATATCAGCACAGGTATAATTCTGATATTTGCCAATCAGATGCTCGGGGAAGGGGATGTAACGTACATCTCCCCCCTCTTTCTTTGCAACACACTCTGCAACGTGTTGGAACGACACAGGGGATCCTGTGCCTATATCGTAGATGCCACTAGGTTGGTTGTTTCTTAACACTAGATCAACAACATCATCTACGCATACAAAATCCCTATAGAACTCATCCGATCCTTCGAAGAGTTCGAGATATCCTTTTTCCTTGATTTGTTTAGTGAATTTACTGACGGGACTTGCCTGATCTCCCTTTTGATCCTCTCCTTTTCCATAGACATTAAAATATCTGAAACCTTGTATCGACTTAAACTTGTCAATGTTATCAAGGACGTAATAATCGATTTGAAGTTTTGATATTGCGTAATAGTTGAGAGGATTGATGTATCCAACTGTGTTCCCATAAACCGATGCTGAAGAAGCATATTTAACGGGAATCTGATACTCGATTGCTTTCTCAAATAGTTTAATTGAGAAGTCAACATTATACTTATGGATTTTATTAATATCTTTCTCTACTGTGCTAGAAATTGCTCCCTGGTGAATAATGAGATTCACCTTGTCCCAATCAGTATAGTCATTAAGAAATGGATATGCACCACTTGCTTCTACCCTATAAACATTTTCAAGATCTAGGTTGTTGCAAAAGTGTTGTCCGATAAAACCATTATGTCCTGTAAGAATGATCATATCACTTATGTTTTTACTATGTATTCTATCACATAAATACTAAAAAGATATGCTTATATAAGTGGCAATAGGAAGACTTGGTTCTTTTAAAACTTCAACAATAGTTGGATTAAATACCAATACGGTATTATATACATCAACTGGAACCTTGTCGAAGGTCACAATTAATGTGACGAATCAGGGTGTAGAAGATGCCACTTTTTCGATTGGAATTAGTTCAGGAACATCCTTTAGAGATTCTGACTTTATTGTTTACGGACAAACTATCAAGAAAAATACCTACGCATCAATTACAAATGTAGGTATTAGTAGTGGAGAAACAATTTTTACAAGAGCAAACAAAGAAAATGTTAGTTTTATTGCTCTTTCTGTAGTTGATTATGATGCTTCTATCGGAACATTTTTTGGTAGACAAGAATCAGTAAGAACCTCTTTATCGGGTCCTGCACTTGTAAATGATCCAGTAGTTCTTTATACTGCTTCAAAAGCAGCGCAAGTTAGTATATCGGTCAATAATACTAGTCAGGATGATGCCATATATTCGATTGGCATTTCTTCTAGTGGTTTATCTCAGTTTACATCTTCCGATTATATTATCTTCGGGCAACCTCTTACAAAAAGAACTACACAAATTATTGATTCGATTGGAATTGGTACGGGTCAAAGTATCATTGTAAAGGCGAATGAAACTGACATAACATTCGTTGCTTATGATCTTCCAACATCAGTTCTTGAAAAAATAACAGTTGGTGATGCAATTAGTATTGCATCAAGTGTAACTGCCCGTGGTGGATTCTATGGCAACTTAGTTGGAAATGTATATTCCGCTGGTATTTCTACCTTTAATAACGGCGGCATAATCATTGGCGCCGCTGGAACAAATTTAATTGTAAATGGCGATGCTAGAATTACTGGTATTCTGACTCTTGGAACTTCCAGTATTACTTTAAATGGAAATACCAATACAATTAAAATCGGAACAGGAGTTTCAATTACTAATAGTAGAATTGATTTAGTTGGAGTTCTGAGTGCAACTAGTATTAATTCGACCAGCATTAATGCAACGGGAGTTTCTACATTTAATAATGTAATTGTGGGTGGAGCAGCAACGGCATTAGTTGTAAATAATAATCTTACAGTTACGGGTATTGCATCAATTAGTGATCTTGTGGTAACTAATAGTGTTAAAGGAAATGCTATTGATGCAACTGCAATTGTTTATAGTATTGTCTTCGGATCATAAATATCTTAAAACGGAACTAATTAGGGATAATATTAATGGCAAGATCTTTAGTTCATGATTATATTTTTGTTCCAGGTGCTGCTAGTGTAGGAACTATTACTGTTAATGGTAATGTTCATCTAAAAAGACTTCTTGTAGTTACAAATGTAACTCGTAATATTATCATCTATAATTTTGCTGATTCAACAAAATCTGCGACTAGTAGTTATAATTCAACAACAGATAAAACAACATTTACATTAGGATATTCGACAGTAGGTATGTCTGCAACAGATCAGTTGCAGATTTACTCAGAAAAAGATTCGACAGAAATTACAGGATCCACAACTCTAACAGATCCTACTGACAAGTTCAGAGTTACAACTCCACAAGCACTGATTGATACCGACTTTGAATACGGCACTCAGACTACTAAGTGGGAAAACTTAGGTTTAATTAATAACAGACCTTTTGCATATAATACTTCAACTCCAATTTCAGGGATAAACTATATTCTTTATCCAACAGGATCTAGAATAGTTACTGTTGGTATGTCAGTAACCGCTCCTGGTATTGGAACTGCTATTACAGTACAAGATGCTTTTCTTAACATTGCAAATGGAAACTTCTTAGTTGAAAGTGTTTCTGGATCGGGAAGTACAATCTTTACTTATACTGGAAGAGCACAAAATATTACACAAGTAACTCAAGTTTTTGATCCAAATAAAACGGGTATCTATACTGGAGCAGTATATGCCAATGCTCAAATTGGTGGAACTCCAACAATTACTTACAGTGGAACTAGAATTACAGTAGTAACAACAATTCCACACGGATTAGGTCTTGGTAATGAAGTTGCTATTGTAAACACTTCTGCTTCTACGAATCCACCAAATGGATCTTTTATTGTAACTCGTATTACAAGCTCATCTTCTTTTGAGGTTGTTGCCCCTGTTGCTCCATCTGGTTCAGTGACTGGTGGTATAATTTATGTAAGACCTCAAGCACAATTCTTACATAGACCTTTTGATGGTGGTGTTCTATTTTCAAGTAATGCAACTGCTAACTATGAAACTGCCATTCGTCAAACCAGAAGATACTTCCGTTATCAATCTGGTAAAGGTATTATGATTAGTTCGGGTACAATCCTGAAACCTAATCTGCAGATTGACTCAATGGTTGGTGTTGGTACTGTTGTTACAGTTACCACAAGAGAACAACATAACTTACAGGGATCTGGAGATACCATTACAATTTTTGGTGCTAATCAATCCGAATACAATGGAACTTTCCCTGTCAGTGGAGTAACTGGATATAATAGTTTTCAATATGTTTTACCTTCTTCTGTTACAACTTCTCCTGCTACAGGAGTATTCAATGCTTCGGTTGCTGGGTGGTATGGTTGTGTAAATCGTTTAGGTGCATTTGATTCCCAAAACGGATTGTTCTTTGAATTTGACGGACAGCAACTATATGCAGTTCGTAGAAGCTCCACATATCAAATTTCTGGAAGAGCAAGTATTGTTAATGGATCATCAATAATTACTCAAACTAATACTTCTTTCCCAACATTTTTTGCAAGTCAACTAGATGTTGGTGATTTTATTGTTATTAGAGGACAATCATATCGTGTTACCGATATTGAAAGTAATACTCAGTTTGAGATTAGTCCAGCATATCGTGGAGCGACTGCTGATTATGCAATTGTTTCAAAAACACAAGATCTTAAGATTCCCCAATCACAATGGAATCTTGATAAGATGGATGGCACTGGACCTTCGGGATACAGAATAGACCTCACCAAAATGCAGATGTTCTATATTGATTATTCTTGGTATGGTGCTGGTTATGTTCGTTGGGGACTACGCGGAGCAAATGGTACAGTTACATATTGCCATAAATTGCCAAATAATAATGCAAACACTGAAGCTTATATGCGTTCAGGTAACTTACCAGCACGTTACGAATCAACTTCAATTCCTCCAATTACAAAACTAAGAAGAGCACTTGGAGAATTTGATACAACTGTTGGTGTTGCTAGTACTTCAGGATTCCCACCAGTTGGAACTTTAGTAATTCGTAATGCAAATACTTATGAGTACATAAATTATACTGGTCTTTCAACTGATGGATTTACTGGAGTAATTAGAGGGAAAGCAGGAAATTCTTCTCTTAACATTGGTATTGCAACGGGTAGCAATGTTGGATTTGGAACTACTTCAGATCTCCAAATAGGGCAAAGAGTCGTCTCCCCATCTTTCCCCGAATCAACATTTATCACTGGTATTGGAAGTACATCAATCACTTTTAGTCAAGCGGCAACATCTGCAAATCCGTTAGGAGCTCTTGTTCCTCCAATGGGAATTACTACAGGTGCCAATTTTGTTTATAGTTTAACAGACCCTGTTGCAGTTGAATTGGCATATCCATCATTTGGTCCATCCATTTCCCACTGGGGTACGTCCGTAATTATGGATGGAAGATTTGACGATGACAAATCACTCGTGTTTACTTACGGACAATCTTCATCAACAACTATTAATTCTGGTGTAACAAGAGCACTGTTCTCAATTCGTATTGCTCCATCGGTTGATAATGGTATCGCTGGATCATTTGGAACTAGGGAATTAACTAATAGACTTCAATTAAAATTATCTACTTTGGATATTACCACAACAACTGCTGGTTCAAACCTTCTGGTTCGTGCATATCTTAATGGTACTCCTTCTCCAGGGGCAAACTGGACCAATGCTGTTGGTAATGTTGCAGGTGCTATTAACTCATCCCTCGCTCAACTTGCAGACTACTCTGGTGGTAGCACTACTGTAATTGGTGGAGAAGTTATATCAGGATTCTTTGTGGGATCTGGTGCTCTCTCAATCGATCTTACAAACGTTAGAGACCTTGGTAACTCCATTCTTGGTGGCGGTGGTGCTTCATCAGCATCTCAAATCTATCCTGATGGACCAGATGTTCTAACAATTGTTGTAACAAATATTGGTGCATCCTCTGCAACGGTGTTTGGTAGACTATCGTGGACCGAAGCACAGGCATAATGTGCTATAATAGAGTTTAAATCTAGCATAAATTAATAAAACTGACTTGATACTATGAATTTTACAGTTTATTCAAAAGAAGATTGTCCCTATTGCTACAAGGTTAAACAAGTCCTTGAGTTGACAGGAAGTAGCTTTGTAGTGTATAATTTGGGAGAACACTTTACTAAGGATGAGTTCTACTCTGAGTTTGGTGAAGCATCTACTTTTCCTCAAGTAGTATGTGATGATAAAAAATTGGGGGGATCAGTTGAAACCATTAAATTCCTCAGGGAACGCCAAATCGTTTGACAAGAATATAAATAACAAAGAAGACCACATTAATCGTGGTGTAGAATTTATTTTAACGGGAGGAAAGAAAAAGCAACCCAAAGCCCATAGAATAGGATTTGAAAAGATAGTTAACTTCTTTAAGAAAGAAATAACAGTCCGCTTCGAGTTATCATTGGGTATCAGAAAAAAAGAAACTAGGGAGTAAAAAAATGGAAGCCGCAAGTTTAGTTTTTGGTTCATTCCTCATTATTTTATTTTTTGTGGTAGGTAATTTGCTCGGATGGGTTGCCCGAGAGTATATGATGAATTATCGAGAAATCCCAAGACTTCATCCCGAAATGTATGATCACAATGGGAATATTATTCCTGACGAAATATTAGCAGTACGATTTGAAAACGATTATGACTACGACGACAGCGAAGACGAAGACTAAGACTCTGACAACAGTTAAAAAAACTCCAGCAGTTACTGAAGATCTGCCCGCAAATCCTTTCGCATTTGAAGTTTTTACGCTTGCATCTAAGCAAAGAACTAATGCCAAAAAAGTTGAGATTCTTAAAAAATACGATCACCCCTCTTTGAAGGCATTGTTTATTTGGAATTTTGATGAAAGTTTGATTTCTTCTCTTCCTCCTGGAGATGTCCCATACTCTGCAGTAAATGAAATGGATTCATTCAAAGGAACTTTGAGTGAAAAGATTCAAGATGCAGTTGGAAAGATGGAAGAACTTGGTTCCAATTCACTTGGATCTCAAGATCAAGGACGTTCATCAATTCGCAAAGAATATGAAAAGTTTTATAATTTCATTAAAGGTGGTAATGATGGACTGAGTTCTCTTCGTAGAGAAACTATGTTTATTAATGTACTTCAGGGTCTTCATCCACTAGAGGCTGAGATTATTTGTTTGGTTAAAGATAAAAAACTTGAAACGAAATATAAAATTTCGAAAGAAATCGTTTCGGAAGCTTATCCCGATATTCGTTGGGGTAATAGAGTTTAATATATAATGTATTGATATTGTTATGGAAGAAAAACTTATAGAGAAGCAACAGATGCCAGCAGAAAAGGAAAAGGCATCCGAAAGAGATTTAGAACATACCTGGACGGCACAAGAAAAGGAACTATTCAAATCTCGTTATGGATGTGAAGTTCTAAAACAAAACTGCACCTTAGAAGAGGCAAAGGTTACCGATGTTCCTAACGATGCTTACATTGTGAGTTATGAAATCAACGGAAACATTTGTTATGATCTGACTCGTTGTGGAAAGAGATCAAATCTTTTCGATATGTATTACGACAATCTTGGACCTGTTGTTCGTAAAATTGAATGGGGTTGTGGTAAAATTAGTCCAAAACTTTGGGGATATAAATCACCCGAAAAGAAAAAGAGAAAGTAATTTCCCAAATACCTGGAAAAAATTTCCAGGTATTTTTTTGTGTGTAGGGTTTTATAAATATCTAAGAAGATTGTGCGTTTAAGATGAAGTCCTTTAATGAATTTAAAGTAGATTGCTTTATAACTGAAGGTGCTGCAGAAAAATTGGCAGCAATGTCACCAGAGCAGATTGCAGATTATAAGAAAAGTAATCCAGGTGCAGCATCCAAAGTTGATGAACTTTTGAAAAATGCAAAAACAACTAAAGTTCCTGGAAGTACTTTTTCAGGAAATCCTCCCACTGGTGGTGCTCCAAGACCTCCTGCTGGTGCTCCTGCTGGTGGTGGAACTCCACCAAGATCTGGGGCAATGGTTCAATCCCCAGGTGGAAACCTTGCAAAATCAACAGTAAAGGCAGCTGCAGGTGGAGCCGCCCAAGGAGCAGCAGAAGTAGGTTTAAATGTTGCTAAGGGTGTAAAGACAGCAACCAAGATTCCTGGCCTAAAATCTGGTGCAGCTCTTGGGG